TAACTGCATAATGCACATGAGCAGTATCCACACCGCTTTTAAAAGTACGATAGTTGTATTCAACTCGCTGAATGTCAAGCAACAGTGTTGGTCTTTGAAAACTGTGTGTTTTAATAAAATTTTCTATAAAATAGTCCACTGGATCTCCTTTTGTGTTACAATATTATATTTAAGTTTTTTGTTGACAAAAGCATTCTTGTTAGGCTAAACACTGTGCAAAACGTAAAATTGTTTTATGGATTTTGTATCTGATGGAAAAGCAGAGTTTCCTATAATTCAATAACTTCTTTCTATGTTACTTAATATAGGAGACAACATTATTTTATGGTTGTATTATAGATCAGGGAATAGACATTCTTCTATAAACAATTTTACATCATTTTCATCAAGCCCTAACGATGTCATTGTTCTTGGAGTATGAGGGTTCTGTTTTTGATAATATGCATATCGATTTTGTGCTGTTTTGCCTTCATCGTAACTGCATTTTGTATTTCTGTAATAATCAAGCCAGTCGTCTAAATTATTAAGACTTAGATCTATCAAAGAACCTAATTCATCGTTGGTATTTACATTTCCAACAGCTACCATGTGCGGACTGAAAATAGCTTTTGCCCAGTCTGGGAGTTCTCTTTCTTTTTTCCAATCATACTCTGATACAACTTTTCCAAAGTTTATTATCATGGTATGATTTGGCGCAACAGTTGGACTAAAGTCGTGAAAGAACCCTGTTACTTTGTTTTTGCCTGCTATAATATCTAGTCCATAGATTGGAGCAGTGTCTTCGCAGTGCGGAAATATGCAGCAATGCATCATCCATAGTCCTTTGGTGTTTCTAGCATCAACTACATCAATGTGCGCTCTGCGGTATAAATCGCCAACCCATACCCTGTTAATCCAACCGGGCTGATTGAACCGATTCATTCCTGATTCAAATACTTCATTACCAGTTTCGTTGAATCGATTGATCAAACGATCTTGCATTTTGGTTAGTGCAGTCCAAACTTCACTCATAGTCTAATTCCTTAATAGTTAACAATTATATAATCACAGTTTTATTTTTAAAACCAATCATAGTAAATTATATGATTTTTTCCTTCGATTATATCTTTTACATTATTTTGTAAAAATCCTTCATTTGGGTAATTCATTAGATCGCACAATAAATCGCCGTCTACAAATTTTAATTTTTTAATTAAATCAATTTGTTCTTTGTTCATTTTTTCAAGAAGTTTTTTATAATTATATTCAACATCAGTATTAATTCTGTCAAAATCTAATGTTTTCCAGTTTTCTTTTAAAAATATTACATTTTTAATTGCAGCAGCAATTCTGTCTTTAACATCTTTTATAATGTCATACTGGTAAGGATAGCAATATTCAAATGTGCGATAACCGCATTCTCTTAAAAACTTTTCACTGTGCGACTGAGCAAAAAAAATAAAAGGATGTTTATTCATAATAGTACGGTATGTTTTTTCAGTTATCTGGTGCGCTCCTGGTGCAACTGAAGTTTCTGAAATTAGAGACCAAGAAGTGTTTTTGTATAAGTTACAATCATATGGAAAACCATCGTAGGTAAAATCTGTTGTATGATTTAATATAACAATATTATCAGGATTTCTCAACACCCTTAATACAAATTCTTGGAGTTGTTCATCATTAAGATTTAACATTTTTTTAATGCTATTTTTATTTTCTTCTATATAAAAGAAACTCCATTCCATATTTTCGTTGTTGAGTAGATTAGAATCAAGAAGATGTTTCAATGGTAACACTCTTTGAATTCTATTAGGCTTACCAGTTAATAATAATCCTTTGAATTTTGAACTATTCCATACTGTAGATGTTTTTTGATTTCTTGCTGTTGATTCGTAAACAGTCTTGTTTTGACAAAAATTATATTGTATAACATTATCAGGTAATATTTCATTGCCTTCGGTAAAATTATACAACAAAAAAAAGTTAATATTGTATTTTTTAAATTTTTTGTTAAAAAACTTTTGCAAAAAATTTAACTCATTATGGGTGGTCATTTCCCACACATGGTTTAAAATAAAGATAATTTTATTTTTGTACCCTTGAGATCTTAAAAGTTTAATAAAATTTTGAATTTCTATAAAACTTTCTTCATATATTTTAATGCGTTTTTCTTTTTCAAAAATTGGCATTTGATAATGTACAAATATTTTATTGTCTATTTCTTCACTCATTGCTCAGTTCCTCAAACAGTTGAACAGCAAAATCAAAACAAATTCTAGCTTCGTCGGCCATGTCATCTGACAGCATAGATCTGATCTTGATTTTTAAATTTTCAACATCGTCAAAATCATACATTGTACCCGATCCTGGATTGCGTTTTTTAATTATTTGTCCGCCGTACATGTCTCCAAAATGACGTACATATATGTGTGCAAGTAACCCGTTACGATCTAGCTTGATTACATGACGTTCGTATTCAGACACAACTGGCATCAGCATATTTGGTGTTGTTTCTATAGAATATTCTCTTTCAAGCTCACGTAAATCGGCATATATGCGTTCTGCTCTACGAATTTCTTTGAGTTCAGGTAACACAGTTTCAGCAGCAGTTTCTAATATAGAGTAAATCATATATTGATTATACAAATACAGATGATATTCTTTTGGAGGAAGTCCTTTGATTAATTTTCGTGCAAATTCCGTACGTTCGGCCTGCTGATGTACTTGGTGTGTTAGATCTCTAAGACTCAAGATTCTTCCTCAAGATTGACTTTTAAAAGAAACCCATTGTCTCTGCAAATAGAAATTACTTCTAATTGTCTTTGTTCAGCAATTTCATAACTGTAAACTCCTACCACTCCTGACCCTTCTTCGTGAATTTTCATAGTGAGTGTGTGTGCAGTTTCTTCTGAGTGTTTGAACAGTTCAACTAGAAGCATGACTACAAAATCCATGGGGGTTCGGTCGTCGTTTAAAAATACAACTTTAAATCTCGAAGGTTCTTTGTACTCAATCTTGATTTTTTCATTTGTCTTAACAGCTTCGAAGTGTTTTTCAAAGTTTTTGATTGTTTTAGTAATGTTGGTTTCTTGAATCTGTTCAGTGCTTGTGTTAATAGTCATTTTTTTTCCTAGGTTAATGGGGGAGCTTTCACTCCCCCATGACTTTTTAGCCTTCAATTTGTTTTGGTGCTGTAATAGCAATTTTCTTTGGCTGTAGCTCTTCTGGTACGTGACGCTTGAGGTGTACGTTAAGCATACCTAACTCAAGTGAAGCACCTTCTACTTCCACATGGTCAGCAAGTGTAAACTCTCTGCGGAAATTTCGGCCGCCGATTCCTTTGTGCAGATAGTGTACTGATTCATTGCCTTTAGGTGAAGTTCCTTCGATACGCAGAACATTCTTGTCCTTGACAATTTCTAAGTTATCCATACCAAATCCTGCCACTGCAACAGATATCATATATTCGTCGTCGGTTACCTGTACAATGTTGTATGGAGGATAAGTTTGTGGTGTACTGTTTGCGAACTGTCGTCCCATTTCATCAAACAGTCTGTCAAACCCAATTGTAGCTCTGTGTAGAGCAGGTAAGTCTAAAGTTGTAAGTCTTGTCATTTTTATCTCCTTTATAAGCAAGATCTTTTAGAACCCGTTTTGGCGTTCTAATTTTATTTATACTTGATTTTCTCTTATTTGTCAATAGATGTTTTTTTCTATCTATTAAATATCGCGAGTTGCCTGAGATTTACGATGCCGACGAATAGCAGCTTCTTTGGCTTTTCTGCGTTTAACACTTTTACTTTCAAAATATTCTTTGCCTTTAAGAGTCTGCATAATGCCATCGTCGGCAATTTTCTTTTTAAGCTTGCGTAATGCTTTTGTAAGATCGTTATTGTGAACCTCAACTCTTAAACCTCTAGGCTGATGGTCATCACGGTAAAATTTATTCATTGTTTCCTCTACTAAGAATACTCTCTAACCAAGCAAGATCATATACTCTGTTCTTGCTTATTATATTGTAAGGGGTATAGTTATCATTTGTCAAGTAAAATGTGCTCGGCTGTGCAATAATATGACTGGAAAATATTTTTGTAAGTACGTCACAATTGTCCAAGTCAAGCAATACTATATCAGAAAACTTGACCACATTCAATAGCCATTCTACATCATAGTCTGTTGATAACTCATATAAAAAAACATTTACATTTATTTTAACTTTGGTTAAAATTGTATGTAATATTTCTTTTAACTCTTTTCTTGGATGTATTAAACAAATATTAAATGCATCATTATTTAATACATCCGGTGGTGTAATTATAACAATATTATTCATTGTTAGGTCTTATTTTATTCCATATACTATTAGGATTTTGTTCCCCGTTCTGAACATAGTTTTCCCAAGGAAGTCGATCAATTTCGCCATTTATATATGCTTCTTTGTACTCTTTGATAGTCGAATCTGGATGATCCTGTTTCCACTGTATTTTTGCCAGTTTATTTTCCGGATGACTTTCTATAACATTTAATCGATCTAATCGTTTTTTTCTGTATTCATCAATTGGTATTTCAGTTGATTCCAATTCTGCATCATTTTCAGCTGTGACGGAAACACCATCTGCTGTGCGAACTTCTCCCAAGCTTGCATTTGCATCAATGTTAGTTGTCGGTATAGGTCTATCATCTAGTAATCCTCTGTTTTCAAATCTTGTTCCAGGCAAGGAATGATCAATCTCATCTGTTGCACTGTTAACGGCGGTTTTGTCGGTGCCGGCATCGTCTGTGGGAGTTCTTTTATTTCTTGTTTTTCTTGGCTTTGGTTTTTTATCTGATTGTTTAATATCAGATCCATTAGGTACAGCATAATTTACATCCTTGTAGTTGTCAACAACGGAACCAAGCGACTCTTTTTTACGTAGTTCGGCATGAAATTTAAAAGTTTGTTGACTTGCTACTAGAAGTAAAACAGCCAATGGATCAAATACAAAGATAATCAAAATGATTACCCAACGTACTGCTTCTTCTAATAGATCTTTATCTTCAGCATTACCGTAAACAAATTCTGCTAGATATTTGATAGGTCCTACTTCTGCTTCTAGTTTTCTATATTCAGATTCAAGGCCAAATTTCTGTTCAGATAGTGTAGCAATCTCTTGCTCTGCTTTTTCAATTATAGCATTTTGTTTAGCCACTTTATCAAAAATCTGATCAGTGTCTGTGGTGCCTAGTTGCTGACGTAGACGATTGATCAAATCGTTTGAATTTGCAATCTCTTGTTCTGCTAACCCACGCAAACGCTGTATTTCTGCACGAGCAGCGTCAATTGTAGAAGAAGAAATGTTACTGCTTTCCTGTGCAATAAGTTCAACCAAACGTTGCTTTTCAGCAGTTTGAGAAATTCTATATGCTTCAATTGCACGAGCAGTAGCTGGCCCTAAGTTACCGTCGGCCTCAACTCCGATCAACGCTTGTACTGCTTTTACATTGTCAGTTGCAATGTAATCTTCGATGTTCTTTAAGTTACGATCTATCTCGTCTAGCTGACTCTTGTATAAGGAAGCACCGCCGCCTAGTCGTTGTTCTTCTTTAGCAATAATATTGTTTTGTTCATCAATAGCAGGTTGAATACGCTCGTATGCACTATCAATACGTACTTGTTCTTTGTCGATTTGTGTTTGAACTTCTGCGTCACGATTCACACCAGAAGATTCAAGTTTGTTGACCTCTTGTTCTGCTTCAACTACTATAGTTTCTTGGCGTGTAATCTGTGTGTCGAGTTGTTCTAATCTTGCTAACCCTTCGGTTGCACCAGCAGTTTGGTCAATGTGAGCTTTGGATAAGAAACCAAAGATACCCATGCTGGTAATAACCATTAATATTACAATCGAGGCAACTAGATAAGTTTTTAACCACCATACTGCAAGGTCCCAATAATAATGTAGCCATATAGCTGCAACCAACTTTGCTACTTCTAAGACACTGCCCATAATTATAATAGGGACCGCAGCGCCGGCGAATATCGCCACGAGTCCTGCTACTGAATAGTATATTGCAACGGCGCTGATGCTCAATGCCGTTAGCATTGTAAGAATTCCTAAAAACATATAATATTTATCTTCTCATTCTTGCAATATCAATTGCATCTTCTTTACGATCTGCAAAGATAGGAACCATGTTGCTCTTATGCATGGTAGCCACACCCAGCAGTTGACGTTCACCACTGTATTCTTTTGGTTCTATCGCTGCGCCACTGCCTGCTACCTGATTGCTGAGCTTAACAGATGGTGCGTTTACAGTGTAATCGGGAATTTCGTGAATACTTACACGGTTGCCTTTGCGATCCTTGGGCAATTTCTTAGCAAGACTTTCGTCGTCAACACCGTGCTTCTTGAGCCATGCTTCGTGTTCTGCTTTTGCGTCGCGAAGTTTTTTTGTATTAGCAACTTTGCGTTTTGAATTGTATTTGGTAGTGGTCATATAAGGACCAACTAAGTGCATAGACATAAGGTTATTCCTGTTGTGTTACTTGAATAATATAGCAGGAATAAACTCTTGTGTCAACTTAATTGCACCAACAGAGAATACAAAAAAAGGCCCCGAAGGGCCTTTTTTATTCGATGTTGCTAATCTTAGAACGAAAGTCCAACGCCAAACGCAGGAGTTAGTTCTTCTGTGTTAAGGTTGTAACCAACTTCTGCATATGCTTCAAATCCGTCATTGCCGTAAACCACCCCGGCGCCGATGTTTTGAGCAAGTTCATCTTCGTCGCCGTTGATGTATGCGTTGACTTTGAATGCCTCGTCAACAGTGTATGAACCAAGTGCTTCGTAAGCAAGTGAGTCGGCATAAGTAACAGTCAAGTTAGCATAAAGTTCTTCGTTGACATCAACACCAGTTGCTACTGCAACAGTGGTATCTTCAGTGTCGAGATTGTAATCAAGTGCCGCATTTACGTCGATTTTGCCGTAGTCGTTAGCATAACCAAGCTGAATATTTTCGATATCCGAAACGTCGTTGCTGATATCAGTAAATCCAATCAAACTAGAAAACTCATTGTATTCAACAATGATCGATTCATGATCATCTGATGGACTTGCAAGAGTATCGCCACCAACAACTTCAAGTCCGCCAAAGCTGAACAAGTCGCCTTGATCGCCAAAGCTAACACTAGTGCCGCTAAAAGCTACACCAACATTCCAGCTGTCAACAACAACATTGCCACCATCTGCTTCTACACCGACAGAGCCAAATGCGGTGCCGCCTTCAGCTTTGTTACCGAACGACAGTTCGACAGATGGAGTTGCGATAAAATCGCCCACGGAGTTCTCGGTAATGTCAGCACCAACCGAACCGCCAAAATCAGCAGCAAATGCAGCGCCAGTAAATGCAATGACTGCAACAGTAGTAAGTAATAGTTTCATGTTTTATCCTTTTAAATCTAATGCTGGATCATCCAACATCTATAAATTAGTTATACAACTTCTGTTAAATTACACAACCAGTTTGAATAGGGTTAGCATGATTTTGCTACTGTTTCTGCTGTATGTGTTATTTTTGCAACAGTTACAGTGCAGATGACGTCTTATCTATAACTGGTTTAAGCGTACTGTGTCTTTTCAACAAAGGATCTACTGCTGCTTTAGTCTGTGATTGGTCCCATTTAAAAGTCTTCTGTACTTCAGCATAAACGTCATCAACGGTATAGTGACGCCCAATAATTCTATAAAGTGTTTTATCTATATCAATCCAATTCATATAGATATTTATTTTTTTATCAAGTTGTCTCTGAAGATTTCCCATGCTAGTTGCCAATCCCAACGTAAACTGCGGTTGTATACAGTATCTCTGTTTAATAATAAACAACGGTCAACAGCCAACTTTAAATCTTCGTCTAAAAATCCTGTTACACCAGACTCTACCACGTCCACTGGACCCTGCACTGGATATGCAGCCACAGGAGTACCACATGCCATTGCTTCTATCATAACCAAACCAAACGTGTCCCATCTGCTGGGGAATACAAACACATCTGCTTGTTGAAAATAGTGTGCCAACGCAGTGCCACGTTTGGCTCCTGTGAAAATTATATCCGGATACAGCTTTCGGTATTCTTCAAGTTTTGGCCCATCGCCTACCATAATTTTAGTAGCGCCGGGGTAAGACAATTTGAAGAACGCTTCGAGGTTCTTTTCAGCACTAATTCTGCTTACGCAAACCAGCAACGGCTTGGCGCACTGCGTTTGTCGTGGTTCTGGTTTAAACACAGCTCTGTCCACACCCCTGGTCCACGCAACCACGTTATCGCCGAACCCGTGTTTTCTTAATTCTGATACCATGCTGTTTGTAGTGGTCAGCACTCTATTGCTGTTGGCATGGAACCAGCGTATCAATGGCCAAGAGATTGATTCTGGTACGCCCAGTATCTTTTTCAAGGCCTCAGGAAATTTAGTGTGGTAAGCAGTATTGTAACGATACCCGTGTACTGTAAAATACCTTCTAGCAAACAAACCCATAGGACCTTCTGTGGCGACATGTATATAATCCGGATTAATCTCTTGGATCTTTTCCCCAAAGTCCTTGGGATACGCAAGTTTGACTTCGTTATAGAAAGGGCAATCAACATAGCGGTACCGCCCGGGATGAATATAATCAACAGTATAACCATCGCGAATCGCAAACGGTTCAATATTCGTGTAAGTTGTAACCACACCGTTAATCTGCGAGGGAAGATTGTCGGTTATTATTAGTATTTTCTTTGTCATGCCAGTATATCTCAAATGTTCCATCTGTGTGTTCTAATAGTGCAGTTCCGCTTTCAACCCAATCACCGTCATTTATATATTCAACACCATTTATAGTTTTCATTTCTGCGTGATGAATGTGACCACAAATGATGCCATCATATCCGTGACTTTTGCAATAGTCAGCAACGTGATCTTCATATTTGTTTATAAAGTTTACTGCGTGTTTGGTGTTGTCTTTGAGCCATTTGCTGAGACTCCAGTAAGGCAATTTGAGGAACAGCCGCACACGGTTGAAATGTGTGTTGAACCATATCATCAAGTCATACAGCGTGTCGCCGATGTGCATGATCCACTTTTTATCCAACATCAATACATCGAAAAAGTCTCCGTGTATTACTAGATAGGTTTTACCATTTACTGCTGTATAGTCATACCGATCCAATAGCTTGACATTGCCTATTTCAATATCAAATTGCAAAAATTTTCGAAACGCTTCGTCGTGATTACCTAGTATGTAATAAACATTGGTACCACGCTTGGCTGCTGTGAGTATCCTGCGAATTACGTTTGCGTGACTCTGTGGAAAAAACCAACGCTTGCGCAGTCTCCAACCATCAATCACATCACCCACAAGAAACAGATTTTCGCAGGTGTTGGATTTTAAAAAAACACAAAGGGCATCAGCCTGACACCCCCTGGTTCCTAAATGTATGTCTGAAATAAAAATACTTTTGTAATGCATAAAACTATTTATAACTTACAGTTTCGGAGTGGTGCGTTTTGTATTTCCACTATTAGTACCCTTAACCCGTTCTTGTTTGTAAGACGAGCAGATTCCCAGCCGGCGCAACTATGTTAAACCGTTTTACCGCCTGTAAGTTTTAGTATACAATATATCTGCCATATCATGATTCACATCAGCATGGCCCTGTTCGTCTGCTCTTACTGCAATAACGACATCGCGCAGAGTAGCAGTGCTGGACAATTTATAGTAATCAATCGCAATTTGTGGAGCAGGTATATTCTCTGCTTCACCGGAGTCAATTTCTTCAAGATAGTCAGTATAACTTATCACTGCTTGATTTTCAAAGTATCCTACCATACGATGTGCAGTCTTTGGAAATAATACATATAGAACGAAATAGAAATGCCAAAATACAAACTGCGCAAACATCACTATCAATCGTTCAAACCAGTTGGGCTTTGCAATCTCAATAAAGATCATAAGATGCATACGTTCGTTCTCAGCTTCTTCTAGCAGTGTGCGGATCCAACCTCTTTGATCTGGTTGCATCTTACGCAGACTTTGCAGGTGTTGCCACATACCTGCAACCATGCCAGGCACCCCTGCCACAGTTTCAAGTACAACTGCTCGGTGTCCATAACGTTTAGCAAAGAATGTATCAGCAAACCAACGAAAGAACATAGTAAGTGCATATGCGAATTTGTCGCTGAAGTTTTGTGGTGCTGGGATCATAATAATTTACTCGTGTTCGCCGCCTATCATACGGCTATTGTATTTAAGTATACGATAAGGTTCGCTGCGTTTGTGACCTTCTTTAAACACAATTGCTGTAATAAAAACCCCAGATACAAATAGTACATGGAATACAGCACTGATACCAAACGTAAGAAAACTTCCTAGCATGAGTGCAAAAATGCCAGACCACATAAATGCCAGCACTTGAAACATCATATGTGCTACGATTGGATCAAAGTTTTTTAAAGGTGAATTTTCAATAGTCATCACAGACTGATAGAGCTCTTTAAAAGAGCGACCAATTACGAAAATGGTATTTGCCATTCCTGGACTTGATTTATTAAGCATGAGATTCCTGTATGTTTACGTGTGTTGTAAGTGGCACTTCTGTTGATAGGCAGTACCCGCCTCTGCAACCTAAAGAGTTAGGCCACGTGGTGTAAGTGCAACTTTTCTGTTTCTAGGTAAGTTGCCAACCCAAGTAATTATGCTGCTAGAGCAATAACTTCAATAGGTGCATTAGTGTTTGCATCTGTAGTTGTCTTCGCGATAACGGTGCTTAGATCCCGGTGACTCCATCCTGCCTAGTGCGCCTGTCGATCCTATTTATCGCCCAGCAAAGATACACACATAAACTGCCTACTCCAGCTTCCAGGCTGTCGCTATCAACATAGGCTTTCGGAAAATACCTGAACCTAGTTTAGTGTGTATCTATGGTGGACGATTCGGGTACCGCCCCCGAGTCCAGAACGTGTTCAGTGAATATCAACATCACGTAGTATTTATAGCATAGTACTTTACAAAGGTCAAGAAAATAGATTTGTAAAATCTTTAGATTGACAACATTTTTTATCTATAAACTGTGCAACTATCTTGTTCAACAAACGCCGACTCCAAGTCCAGCGATTCTGTATAGTCGTAGACTCTAATTCCTTTTAAACGCAACAATGTAATTTGTTTTGGTTCCATCAACACCGGAAGATTAATTTCACTGCAAGGATTTACGACAGGATTTCCGAAATCTACGTCAACCAAGTGTGCTTTAACTTTCGTCATCGCTGGCTTCCACATCGGGGGTTTCAGTTTTCTTTTTTCTTTTTCCGTAAAACCCGCCAGTATACTCTATATTTTCAGTTCGTTCACCAGTTGAACATCTTGTTACTTGTCCGCCTTTCGCTATAAATTCTTCTATAAGATTCTGCGGAGTATTGCGATGATTTCTGTTTATTGAGTACATATTGTTTCCATTATTTAAATTTTTCTACTACAGCCTTGAAAATTTCTTCTAAACTTAGGTCTGCTAGAGCAGTAACTTTTTGCAATTCTGCTCTAGATTCGTCGTTGATATTGCTGACGAGTCCAAAAAGAATCAAAAGGTCGTCTTGTGTTAATTCTTCGCCTAGTTGTATCGCTGCCCATATAGCAGACATCAATACTATATGCACACATACTTCGTTGTTTGTTATTCTATTTGTTAAAATATAATTGACTGCTTTTTTTCTAATATTAAAATAATATTTTACACGGTTGCCGATACTGTAAAGGTAATCAATGTTTTCTTGGTCCATTAAAGTCTAGACTCCGGCATAAAATAATACAACAAACTTCCAGCAGGAGATATAGCATTTTCCAGTTCGCTGGTTCTAAAAAAATCAATGCTGTGGTTTTTACGCCTTACTGTCCACATGTCCGACATGGTCTCTTTGTTTACGTAGATATACGGATCTTCATTTCTTTTAAATGAAACAGCTCTATATTCTAATATTTTTCCGTCAAACAAAACAGGATCAACACCGTATTCTAACTTGATGTAATTTCTAAGATCTTTCAGTGTATTCATAACATTCTCCTATATTATATTTATTATAGGTCACTTTTCTTTTCTTGTATTTCTTTTCTACGTTCTGTAAGAAGATCTTTCAAGTCGTTGAGAGCCTGTCTTGCACGAACAGCACTAGCTTTAACACCTTTTACTTCAAACTTATCATTCTCTTGTAAATATATTGCCCACGCTAGTTTTAACTGTTCGTGCGTATCACTCACTGAGAATTACCTCGCACAAATCCTCCCAATTCTTTACACGAACCACGTTAGGATTTGAATAGTATTCATTGTAAGGATGCGAAATTAAAATAGGTCGAAGTCCTACACGCAATCCTGCATCGCAATTTTTTGGCAGGTCTTCAAGCCACCAATATCCGGTGTCTTTGTATTTTGATAATGCTGTGTCTTTGCTGCGGCCGTTGCCAATACAGGTTAGCTCGTCAAACACTGACCCAAAAGCTTCGGTTAGATTTTGCCAACGCAAAAGTTTGGTATAAGGGTCTGCGCTAATACTGGTTATACAATCAAAGCGATATCCTTGATTTACAAGTTTTGCAACACCTTCGACTGCACCTGCGATCGTCGGTAAACAACAGATTCTAGAACAATTGTTAAACTCTTCGACGTATCGTTCTGCTTCATCTACGGCCATACCCGGATATCGATCATAAATTTCATAAGAATTTGTATTGTTCTTATAAAAGTTTTTTTCTTCCATCCAAGAGTGAAAAGTATCTTCCCAGTTTAGCAAAACTCCGTCGGCGTCTGTTAAAATTTTCTTCATATTAAACCTTTTTGTTATTCAGGGCCGTCACCGGAAATACTGTTATCTGTTCCAGATTTTGAAGCACCTCCGATAATTGTTCCTACATAATCGCCTGTAAAAGGATCGCCTTTTCTAGCTACACGTTTGCCTTCGGCTGTTATATTTCCAGACGCTAAACTTATTTTACCTTTATGCCCACAGTCGGCTGTAACTTCATCGCCAACTCTTGCTGCCAGTTTATTTTCAATAACGGTTCTGGCTGCACTTCCGGTAATCTTTCCGTCAACGGTAAGCGGGCCTGCATGATCAGGATGGTAACAGATTCCTGTAGTTTCGTCGTCTAATCTAGCAAATGCTGTCATACCAGTTTAATTCCACTGGTGCTGCTAATATACTGTTTTGCCATTTCACTGTCAGTCTTGGCAATAAAAATCACTGCGTTTTTGTTGATTTCGATCTTGGTGTCTGGATTAACAGTGAACGTATAAGGTCCTAGTCCTAGTCCTTGTGCTGTTGCCATAATTGCCAATGGTTTTGCAACTACATAAGTGTTTGTCTTGGTTTCAACTAAACGAGCAACAAGCTCATCGCCGTTGAATGTTTTGATAGTAACAGTGTCTCCGTCTTTTAACGGCATTTCAATAAGCATCAATCGTTTCTCCACATGTCATGTTCTTCAAAATATTTCTCCAGTGCATCCGACCCACCAATATATTTTCCGTGTAGGAAAATTTGTGGAACAGTTTTAGCATCGGGTACAGATTCCAACAACTGTTGCTTGGACCAGCTGTTGGAAATATTTCTTTCTTCGTAACGAATGCCCTTGCTGTTTAGCATACGTTTTGCTTTAACACAATAAGGACAATTGTCCTTACTCCATACAATGGTTTCACTCATTTTTTCCTCGACCTTTTTCTTATGCCTTTTTTGGCTGTTCGTATTGCTGCTGCATGAAGTCTAGCAGGACCACGAGGTGTACGAGCTTTTCTCATAGGCTCAATCCTTTGAATGTGTCAGCGCCTACGTCCTGTTTAGTACCGCCTGAAACGTAAGAACTTATCTCCGTTTCTTGTGGGGCCACCTGCACATCAGCACCCGAAATCCATTTTTGTGTCCAAGGCAAAGGATTGCTCTTTACTGTGTACGGACTCTTAAGACCAACCATGCTCATACGCTTTGCGGCAATCCATTCGATGTATTCTGTTAGAAGCTGCGTGTTGAGACCAATCATGCTGCCGTCTTTGAATAGATAGTTGGCCCAAGTTTTTTCTTGATCGACTGCATCAATAAACATTTGGATTGATTCTACTTCAGTTTCTTTTGCAATCTTTGCGTAATCTGGATCGTCTTTTTGCAAAATCTTCAACAGCAGCTGAGTTGAAGCAAGGTGTAGATTTTCATCACGAGCAATTAGCTTGATGATTTTAGCATTGCCTTCCATCTTTTTAAGTTCAGCAAATGCCCAACTACAAGCAAAGCTAACGTAGAAACGAACACCTTCAAGAATGTTCACGCTCATCAAAGACAGCCACAATTTCTTTTTCAACTCATACAAGTCAACAGCAACCGTTTTTCCGTTGACTGTGTGTGTACCTTCTCCTAGCAAATTGTACCAGCTGGCTAGTTCGATTAGATCGTCGTAGTTTTTACTGATGTTTTCTGCACAATCAACGATTTCTTCAATGTCCATCATTTCATCAAAGATCTTTGATGGGTTGGCATATACATTGCGAATAATATGACTGTAACTACGACTGTGTATGCTTTCGCTGAATGTCCAAGTTAGGATCCAATTTTCTAATTCTGGAAGACTCACGATTGGACTGAATGCTTCTACAGGCGCACGGCCCTG